GCCAACAGCGCATGCCTTACCAAATCACAAAAATATACTCAATTGGCTAAAGGCATGGGACCTTCCCGTACCAAAACATTCGCAACCCAAACTCAAATATACAGCAATCCCAATACGACCGGTTTGTTGCGAGTAAATTATACCATTGTCCCCAATACCACCAATGCACCCAATCCATTTGATTGTTCCAGTAATGTCATTGAAGACGGCGGGAATTTAGTATGTGGAACCTATGCAAACCCTTGCACCGGCGAAATCATTCGACGTGGTATTCCTCCTGCCAACGTATGTAGTTCAACCACCTTTTCGGATGTTCCTGGAACGCCTATTCTGCTTTGCTGGAACAATCGCCTGCAAACTTGGTTTCCTAAAACACGGCGCACCATGAATAATAGTGGAAACAAATGGCCGACCGGATATAAAGGGCTTGTCAGTGCTTCTACTCCCTATCCACCGACCCTGAGTGGTATGGCAATAGAAGACGGCGTTACTCTTCGCTGGGATAATGTGCAAAATTCGTGTCTTCCAATATCCGATTATTTTATTTATGTAAATGGTTCTCTCCAATTGAAGGTTCCTTTTACGGAAACATCCGCGACAATTTCCAATTTGACAAGTGGCGAACTATATTCTTTTTATGTAATTGCTGCAAGCAGAACCGTATTCTCTGCACCATCCAATACTGTATCCATTGTTCCAAAAAAAGAACGAAAGATAAAAAAATGAAAACAAATCACAAATAAAAGGAAAATATTGTCCCCCTCTTATAAAAATGTCCTTCAATATGATTTCTTTACTTTCTGAAAAACGTTTCAATAAAGTATTTATGTATATGTGTAAAAACGGACATTTGGAACAAGCCAAATTGTTCTATGAAAATCATCCAACCATAGATATATCTGCTAAAAACGAAATGATATTTCGCGTTGCTTGTAAAGCAGGACAATTGGAAGTGGTTAAATGGTTATACGAAATCAAACCAACCATAAATATATCTGCAATGAATGAATATGCATTTTGGTCAACATGTTATGGCGGACATTTAGAAGTAGCCAAATGGTTGTATAAAATCAGCCCTGCAATACATGATTATATAGAAAAAAAATGGGCATTTCGCGTTTCTTGCAAATGTGGTCATTTAAAAGTGGCGAAATGGTTATACAAAATCAACCCAAACATGGATATATCTGCTACGAATGAATATGTGTTTCGTTCTGCTTGTGAAAATGGAGATATAAAAATGGCGAAATGGTTATACAAAATCAAACCAACCATAGACATATCTGCAGAAGAGGATGAAGCTTTTCAATCCGCTTGTTATAACGGACATTTATCTGTCGCAAAATGGTTGATCAAAATAAAACCTACCATTGATTTGTTGAAGAATGATTATATCGTGTTTCGTTATGCATGTCGTAATGGTCACTTAAATGTGGCAAAATGGTTGCATAAAATCAACCCTTCCTTTGATCTATCCACAATAGATGTAGATGAATTTTGTATTGCTTGCCATAATGGTCACCTACATATAGCCAAATGGTTGTATGAAAACAGACCCGTTATTGCCACGTTAGATATAGACGATGCTTTTTGGTATGCATGTCATAATGCCCATCTAAACGTAGCAAAATGGGTGTATGCAATCAAACCGACCATTGAGATATCTGCATTGAATGACCATGGATTTCGTCATGCTTGTTATAGAGGTAATTTAAATGTGGTCAAATGGTTATTCAAAATCAAACCAACCATTGATATTTCTGCACTGAATGAAGATGCATTTCGTTCCGCTTGTATGGGATTACATCTGGATGTCGCCAAATGGTTATTCAAAATCAAACCGACCATTGATATTTCTGTACTGAATGAAAAAGCATTTCGTAATGCTTGTGCAAATGGGCATTTGGAAATGGCCAAATGGTTATACAAAATTAAACCAACCACGAACATTTCCGCCGCAGATGAATATGCGTTTCGGTATGCATGTGAAAATGGTCATTTGGAAGTAGCCAAATGGTTATACGAAATCAAACCAGACATAAATATTGCGATAGATGATAATTCCATATTTATAAATGCATGTGAAGATGGTAATTTACAACTGGCACAATGGTTGTCATCGTTGTTTCCAGATAAATATGAAATTATTAATTATGACATAGACCACGAGACAGATATAGTGATCCATTATAGAATAATAAAAAAATTGCCAATTGTCGGTGAAAAACTAGTCACCACCATTGAACAGTGTCCTATTTGTTATGAAAAGGCATGTGAAATAATAAGCGACTGTAATCACATATATTGTATTTCTTGTATAACGACGTGGATGAGTAAAAACAATGGTTGTCCCATGTGTAGAACAACCATTCAAACATTTGAGAAAATGAAAATGATTTCATAACATCAAAACATAAGGTATTACAAAAACACCTTATGTTAGTGAGTGCTAGGTCGAATAATTTAGAAACTGATGTGTCTAAAATCCTGGATTATCTGTAAAAACGGGCGTTGCATTACCACCGCGCATCATTGGTTGGACTTGATTGTGAATGAAAAATCCTGCCAAAGCACTCATATAGACAATGATCACATCTCGCACCAATACTTTAAGTGGCACATTTTCCTTTTCAATGAACCGCATTTCGATAAATTTAAACACAAAAAACATGAAACTAACCATGAATGCAATAATAAATAGGTTGTCCATAATATAAAAAAGGGTAGAAACTTTATTCATTAAACGCACAAAGGAGAGAACACAAATTAATTTCACCTAAACATGCTACATTGTATTTTACCACGAGTGGATAATTGTTTTCTAAACATAATTCAATCTGCGGACATAGGTTAGTGCATTTGATAAAATATCCCAAATTTTTTAGAGAGAACTCGCCTTGAATGATTTTTGACGTCTCCTGTTTTAACACAAAATCTAAACTACCACTAATTTCCCCTCTGTGAATTTCCGCAGATGCAAATTGTCCAGAACATTTAAAAATCAATTCATCTCCCACCGATTTGATTTCCAATTTGTCTGAAATTTTGGAGAAATCACGCACGATTTTTTGAAAGTCGGCAGATGGCATATTTATCACCGATGAAAAAGAAACATCCGGATATTTTAATTCTTCTGGTTCTGGCTCAATCAATCTCAGTTTTTGAGTTTTACATTGTTTTATTTTTCCATTCTCAAATCGTAAGGTTAAATGAGAGACTATTCCATCTGAATAATCGTTGTTTTCAATATAAATAGAAAGCGACTCTTCGGAATCTACCGAATTTATCAAGTTAAATAAATGAAACATATTCACACCAATAATGATTTTTTCTTCTTTAATGTTGAACAATTCAAATTTTTCCGCCTTCAAATGAAGATTCACCAATATAGTATGGGTTTTATCCATATTAATAATATGGATACCGTCACGTTTAAACGTAATATTTGTTTCTAATAAGATGTCTTTCAGTGCAGTCATCAATGTGCGAAAAGGGCCGATTTGTACCGTCTTTATCGTTAAAATGTTGTTGTTTTCATTTAACATGGATTGAATATAGTAGTATGCAATTATTCTTTTTAAATAGTTACTTTCACAAATTATTAATGAGATGAAAAAAATGATTGGTATTTTATAGTTTAAACATAAATCGTATAGAATAAGAATGGGGAAAACTACAATCAAACAATTAAGAGATAATAAAAAAGATAAAAAGGATAAAGATAAAAGAGAGAAAGAGCATAGAAAATGGAATAAAAAATCAAATAAAAGTAATCCAAACAATGATTCAGATGATGACAGCATAGGGTCGGACTTGGATATTGTGGAATATCGCAAATTCCTATACAAACTGTTTCCTTCCACTTATTTAAAAAACAAAATTCAAGAGACAAACGAACCAGAAGAGGAAGAGAAAGTGGATGAGGATGAAGATCAGGATGAGGATGAAGATGAGGATGAGGATGAGGATGACGAAGACGAAGACGAATGGGTATCAGAGGAAGAATGGGTATCAGATGTCTCAGATGAAGAGAAATCAGATACTGATTATCTTTGTGATACCCAGTTGCGTTTGAATAAAGAACTAACACAAAAAACGTTTAAAGGCAACAACAAAGCCATCCAGAATAAATTTATTAAGGATAAATTTATGAAAGAGAAACCAACCGAAGGTAACAAAACCGAAGGTAACAGAACCGAATGTAACAAAGATAAAAGAAAAGATAAAGAAAGCAAAGACAAAAAAGATAAAAGAAAAAACAAAGATAAAGAATATAAAGAATATAAAGAAGACAAAGGAAAAGAAGAAAAGGTGAATATTATCTTTACCATTGGTGCCGAAAGTGAAGAGTATGACGAATACGACGAAGATTATGATGACGAAGACGAAACAATTGCAAAAACAGAAGATGAAGACGTGGAAGTATCTAGTGTAGACACGGATGAATTAACATGTGACGACAATGAAGATGAAGATTATACTGGAGATGAAACAGATAATCCTGTATCTACTCCACCGCCTCCCATTCAAATACAAAACAATCCTACCTATGATGCACTATTAAAATTATTAGAAGCGAATCCCCAAGACACGTCTATTCAAAAATGTATTCGTGTCTATGAAGAAGAGATGAATATAGCAAATGCCAAGAAATTGAAAAAGGAAAAAAAACAAAAAGAAAAAAACGTTCGTATATTTCGCAATATTTTGACGGACAAAAAAACCACCAATGATTTGGGATATTACAAAACGTTGGATGTCGCTCATCAGCATAAAATCATTAAAGAACTCAAGTCTATCAATAAGCAAATACGTATTGAAAAACCATATCGTATGACACTCATTGATGCAGACATTCCGGTAGAATATAAAGCATGTGCTATGAAAAAAGTAAATTATATGCGATATATGGATCCAGGCAGTGGTGAATATTACAAGAGTAAAAATTGGGTAGATACGTTTATGCGAATTCCCTTTGGAAAATATGAAAAATTGCCTGTTACTATTGATGATGGTATTGACCAATGTCATGCGTTTATTGAAAAATCACAACGCATTTTAGACGAGGCAGTATATGGATTAGGAGATGCCAAAATGCAAATTATGCAAATGCTTGGTCAATTGGTGATTAATCCTGCAGCAATTGGAACGGCCATTGCCATTCATGGGCCACCTGGAACGGGAAAAACTAGTTTGGTGAAAGAGGGCATAAGTAAAATATTGAATCGTCCTTTTGCATTTATTGCGCTGGGTGGAGCGACCGACAGTAGTTTTCTGGAAGGTCATGGATATACCTATGAGGGAAGCACTTGGGGGAAAATTGTGCAAACATTGATTGACAGCCAATGCATGAATCCAGTGTTTTATTTTGACGAATTGGATAAAATCAGTGATACTCCTAGAGGAGATGAAATCGTCGGAATATTGACACACTTGACGGATACATCTCAAAATTCGCAGTTTCATGATAAGTATTTCTCCGAAATATCATTTGATTTGAGTAAATGTCTATTTATCTTTAGTTACAATGATGAAACAAAGGTAAACCCAATTTTAAAAGATCGAATGTATCGCATTAAAACCAAGGGATACGGAACCAAGGAAAAATTAACGATAACCCACGAGTATTTGTTGCCTAAAATAAGAGACCAAATCAAGTTTTCCAAGGAAGACATTGTCTTTCCAGAAGATGTAGTGGGACATATCATTGAAAATTATTGTGAAAAAGAAATGGGTGTCCGCAATTTAAAGCGATGTATTGAAATCATATTTACGAAATTAAATTTATTCCGACTGATGAAACCCGGAACAAACCTTTTTGAAAATGACGGCGAATTCAATTTTGCCATCCAATTTCCATTTATTCTTACAAAACATGTAGTGGATAAATTAATTAAACATGAAAAAGAAGGAACGGAGACATGGCGCAGTTTTTATGTATAAGCCACAAAGAGGCATCTATAAATTAGAATAATTGTTTTTACGCGTGCAATTGAATTTTTTCTCTATTTTGTTTATATATTTACGTGTAAATATTTTAACAGGTGTTTTTGATTTTTCCGTGTTTTTTAGAATGACACGTATTTGAGGGACATAATCTCTCGGTAGTTTGTTAATATAACGCACACGACCACTATTATGAATGTCGCGATAATAGACGAATTCCATGTCTGTCATATTCAAAATTAATTGGCCGGTGGTTTTTACAATCGTTCCGCCTGGTTTTATCACTTTTCGTGTTAATCTTGCATCTCGATAAGAATGTAATCGCGGATCTACATTCACATAATTTTGATTTAATACATTGGCCACATCGTCATAGGTAACAAGTGTGCGTTGTTTCAGTTCTTTTTCTACACTTTTTCGTCGAAGAAAAGATGACAAAGTTTGGATGCATTTGGTATAACCAAAGGTGCGAGGATTGGAAAAATAGCCATGATTGGATAAAACATATGGTGATTTTTCCGTTATTTTTTCCATGGCGTTTTTATTTTCTTTCGTATTATTCTCCAAACGATATACATCTCCTTGAACATATATCAATGTATTTCCTTCTATGGTATTTCCACAATGATGCAACAAACAATTCAATAATTCGTCCTTCTTTTTATACATCATTGCATTCAAAATAGGAATGTTTTTTTTCGTAACTTTTATTCTATTCGCGTCTTGAATAAACGTGGCATTTACAATTCCTACTCCAGCACTCGTCATACCTTCAATCCATTGTGTTTTTTTATCATAGATATATACCATTTCAACACCATGGATGATTTCGTGATATATATTTATTTTTGGATTATATACTTTGTCGCGGTTTTTGGCCAAAATATATTTGTCTTCTTTCATCTTTGCATAATATAAGATACACATCTTGGTATATATAATATAGATTTTCTTTTTAGCTTTTTGGAATGAGAGAATGAGAGAAATGTATGTAAATTATTATATATACTTTTATTAATGAAACAAATGAAAAGAACAAGAAAGAATAAAATAAAAAATACCAATAAAACTTGTAAAAATTTTATTCACTTGCCAAAGTTTCAAGAGAAATTCAGTAAAATGATTTTGCATAAATATTTGGATCGAACCAATAAAAATAGAGGTCAATTTTATGTAAAGCGTTTAACCGCTCCATTCGCTCCATCTCATATTAAGCCACAAGACGATTATTATACGTATATCAACTATGACTGGTTAAAAACTGTTTCTCTCAATAAAAAGCAAGGATATATAACCCAAGTTGATGACTTCCGGTTAGTGCAAGACAAAGTGTATTATGAACTACATGGTCTTGTCATGAATTATATTCGCAACAACAACAACGCTTTGTCGAAGAATTTAAAATCTTTTTATGAATCGGTTATTCACATGATAAGTATTGATGAAGGCAAACGATTGTCCAAAGAAGCGGTAGAGTTGGTGGATTCCTATATTGAAAAAGACGATGTCTGGGGATTATTGGCAATGATGAATCGCGATGAAATGATTGCAACTCATGCACCTTTAGTTTGGTCAATGGCACCAGATCCAAAAGAACCCGATATTTTTCGCTGTTCGATAGAGCCCCATCATTTTAATTTGGCCAATTTGGACATTTATTACGATGACGGAACAGACGTTGAGTATAAAACGAAATATCGAAACATGTTCGACACTCATTGCGAAGAACTGTTTGAGATGTGTTTAGGTAAAAATCATGGATTGAATGCCAGCGATGTTTTGAAAACGGGTATGGATTTATTTAATGCACTGGGATGCACCGAAGCGGTAAAAGAAGGAAAAGAAAAATCGTATAATAAGGTGCGTTCAAGTGAATGTCTTAAAAAATACGGATTTGATTGGGAACAATTCGCACGAAAATTAGGATTTCAACAAGTGCCTTCTTTTTTTATCACAAGCAATTTGAATTATTTGAAATGTGCCACGGAATTGATGTTGAAAAACTGGAAAACACCGCAATGGAGAGCACATGTCATTTGGATGCTTCTAAGTCGAATTGCGCGTTTAACCAAACATTGGGAGAAATCCATTTTTCAGTTTTATGGTGATTTTGAAAGAGGCGAAACATCCATCAATACTAGTGACGCAGTTAGTGCTTCCTTGTACATGTCTGTGCCTTTTAACACCTTCTTAACCAACCAATATTATGAAGCCTATGCGGACCCACAAAAACTGGAATATGTAACGACCATGGCCAATGAACTGAAAATCGTATTTCGCCGACTGTTGCAAGGCAATACATGGTTGTCCAAAGAAACGAAAAGATATGCCTTGTATAAATTGAGCAAATTTAAATTTGTCATTGGTAAGCCCGATAAATTGAGAGAAGACCCGTTGTTGGATTATGGTGACAATTTATATGATAATATGATGAAAATTATTCGTTGGCGGTGTAAAAAGTTTATTCAATTAGAAGGACAACCTTATATCGATATGCCTATGATGGATTGGACACAATATCCGGTGAAAATGGTCGGCACTCAGGCATATATCGTAAATGCATCTTATACTCCTTCCAAAAATTCCATATACATCAATTTGGGATATATTCAAAAACCGTTTGTCGATTTAGAACGCGGAATAGAATATAATTTGGCACGTGTTGGATTTACTTTGGGACACGAAATGTCTCATGGGTTTGATGATTGGGGGTCACAATATGATGCCACGGGTAAATTGATGGATTGGTGGACACCCAAAGATAAAAAAATATTCAAAGAGAAACAAAAGAATATTGTCAAGCAATATGAGACGTTTGCAAAACGAGACAATATTACCTTTGATGCCTCTATTGGATTGGGAGAAGATATGGCGGATATAGCAGGATTGGCTACAACCATTACTTATTTGTTTGACATTCGCGAATATCAAGGAGAAATTATACCCATTCGAAAGAAGTCGTTTGAATTATATTTTACCTATTTTGCTTGCCAACAACGTCAATTCATCTCAAAAAAGGCAATCACTGCACAATTAAAAACCAATCCACATCCTTTAGATAAATATCGATGCAATGTCCCCTTGTCGCGCACTCTTATATTCCGTGCATTGTATGATGTGAAACGTGGTGATGGTATGTGGTGGGAGGATGTGGATAAAGGTATTCTTTAATTGCACCGTAAAGATGTAAAATAATATTGTCCTATATTAATGACATCCACGACAAAAAATGGTTTTTCTCTTGATAAACATGGGTGGAAATATATTTCTATTCAAGGTTCTCCTAAGGAAAGAGGATATGCATATGGATATTTATGTGCCAATGATTTCAAAGAAATACAAAAAATGCTGGTGTTCTTATTGCCTGAAACCTATGGACATTCTTGGAAATATTTCATAGATAACATTTCGGAAGATTTTATGACCATGACACGCAATGATTTCCCCGAAATATATGAAGAAATGCAAGGAATTGTGGATGGATGCAATGCCAATCAATGTCCTACTTCTTTGGAAGAAATTCTTGCCTGGAATTTTTATTATTCCCTTCCATATTGGTATTCCAGTCTCTCTGACACTCATGTTGGAAAGGAAGGCGGTAGTAAAGACCATTGTAGTGCATTTATCGCAACAGGAGATTGGACAGAAGATGGACGCATTGTAGTGGCACACAATTCTTTTTGCGATTTTATTGATGGGCAATATAGTAATATAATACTACACATATCACCAGAGAAAGGTCATCGTATTCTTATGCAAACATGCCCATGTTGGATTTGGAGTGGCTCTGATTTTTTCGTGACATCCAAAGGTATTATTGGCACTGAAACAACTATTGGTGGATTTATTCCTTATGAAAAGCGGTATCCCATTGGATATCGTATTCGCAAAGCCATGCAGTATGGGAATTCTCTTGACGATTATTGTGACATTTTATTGAAAGAAAACTCCGGTGATTATGCAAATTCGTGGCTATTTGGCGACATTCATACCAATGAAATTATGCGATTGGAATTGGGATTGAAATATCATAACATTGAACGAACCAAAAACGGCGTATTTATTGGGTTCAATGCGCCTTATGATAATCGTATTCGGAATTTAGAAGTGCAAAATTCTGGCATGTATGATGTGCGTAGACATCAAGGTGCGCGCAAAGTAAGACTAGGCGATTTAATGGATGAATACAAAGGAAAATTAAATGTGGAAGTGGCACAAAAAATCATTGCCGACCATTATGATGTTTATTTGGAAAAAGAAAATCCTTGTTCGCGGACAATTTGTTCGCATTATGACTTGGATCCGAGAGAATTTATGTCACAAGCGGATCGTCCGAAACCCTTTGCCTTGCATGGTGCAGTGGATGGAATTGTATGTGATTCGCGTCTTGCTGAGAAAATGTCGTTGATTGCGCGATTTGGTAATTCATGTGGGACGGCATTTGTCAAGGATGTGTTTTTTCACAAACATCGCCAATATGAAATTTTTGCGCCTTACATAAAAGACAGATTGAGTCAACCTTGGACGGAATTTACGGCACAGCATATGAAAAAATCCATGAAATATAAAATCACCAAAAGAAAAAACAAATATGGCATAACGAAAAAAAGAAAAGATAGAAATCCACCATTATTATCATCATAAAATTAATTATAATATATTTTACTGCGAAACTACTTAAAAACTACTTGCTGTTATAGAGTATAATGGCTAAGAAAACCGTAACCGAAGTGTCTGCTCCTGCTCCTACTCCAGTATCTGTTCCCACGGAAGTGGTGAAAAAGGCTCCACGCAAGTCCAAGGTGACTGCTTCTACCGAGGCAGTACCTGAAGTGGCTTCTGTTCCTATTCCTGTTGCCCCTGCCCCTGCCCCTGCCCCTGCCCCCGTTTCTCAGGAAGAGGTCACCATGAAGGTCGTTGAGCCGGTGGAAGTGTCTGAACTTACACTAAAGTTTCAGCAATTGAGTGCCTTGGTGTCTTCCATCAAGGCGGATTACAAGGCGATTGAGAAAAAGTGGTCAAAGGATGTCAAGCTTGCCTTGAAGCAATCCTCCAAGCGCAAGAGAAAGTCTGGAAATCGCGCACCTTCTGGATTTGTCAAGCCTACCAAGATTTCTGAGGAATTGGCCACTTTTCTAGGCAAAGAGGCAGGTTCTGAAATGGCACGCACGGATGTCACCCGTGAAATCAATAGTTATATTCGCGAACACAAGTTGCAGGATAGCAGCAATGGTCGCAAGATCAACCCAGACGCAAAGTTGGGTGCCCTTCTAAATTTGAAGAAGACCGACGAGCTCACTTATTTCAATCTGCAGAAGTATTTATCACCTCATTTCCCTAAGGTGGATGCCAGTGCATCAGCATAAAAAATAAAAATAGAAACTAGAAACTAAAAAACAGAAAAATCATGGTATAAAGCAATTATTTGGCTACATTTTTTATTAAGACTATTACCTAATAAAAGATGAAAGATGAAAAAGATAACTATTATACAGCAGTTGCATATAATGGGGGATGTTCTTTATTTAATTTAAACATATTATTTATTTTTTGTATATTATCTATATCTACATGTATTTGTTTGGTTTGTATTAACCACTGATAAAATCCGCATTCCATTTTATTTTCAATGTTATTTTTTAACCATTGATATGTTTTTAAGTAATTATAATATTTGTGTATTCCTTCTCCTTTTTTATTTTCACCTTCGTCATCATCACTATGTAGGTTGTTATAATCCGTCCCAGATAAAATACACATTTCGCGAAATTCATTTTGATTTATTTCCAAATTAGTAAGAATGCTCTGCGTTTCATACAAAATACAAGTATGATGCAATAAGCTTAAATATCGCAATACTCTTGGACAACCATATACAAACATATCCATATCTTCACTTAAACATGCCCAGGCTTTTCCTTCCATCACATACCAAGCACATAATTCATCCGCTTCGCCTTTGGCAACCATATATGTAGCACCATACTCAACAATTTGTTTTTTTACGGCTTCAACGTTTTGGTTTGTAATATTTACAAAGGTGTTTTTTAATTGTTGCAATTGTTTTTTATATTGTTTTTTAGTTTGAACATCCATTTCTATTGTATCGGCAATTTGTTGCTTCATTAACTCGTATTTTTCTTTGGCGTTTTGTTTTTCTTTTTTACGCTGTTGTAATGCGTTTTTTTTCTCTGCAGGAGGTGTTCCGTCAAAAATAAACAATGGCTGTATTTTATAGGTACGAAACATGGACAACATAGTTATCATGTTCTCAAATAAATGCTCCGTTGAAGCATATCGATACATGTAAATACTAACATCAATCACTATTTTTTTACCTGTCATCTTAGAAAGATGAATCTTGGTCAATGAATTCGGCGCTTTTTCTCTCAAGAATCTGTTCAAGTATTTTATTCCCATTTTTTGTTCGTTAGACACATTCGTTCATCAAACGCGTTTCTATTCATTTTTTTCCTCCAATAGGGGTCATAGATATAATTTAAAATTGTTTCACTATATGAATGGTCATAAAAAAATGAAACTTCATATATAAATTATAATATAACAAACAATGGTTATAACATTGGATGAATTGATTGATGATATCAACAAATCATCATTGAATGAATATATTTTTGATAATTTCTCTAATAAATTATAACATTGATATTCACTTGCACCAAGTGCCTTATTTTTATACTTTTATGATTGAATTGACACGTTGTGTCTATAAATATAATTTTTCATTATATACTAAAATATTATTATACTCTCGAAAATCATCTTTCCTTTCAAACTAATCATCTCATCAAACGAAAAAAAACATATTTATTGATAACACTCCAATTAAAAATATTGTTTTATGACAATATTATTGAAGAATAATATTGAATTTATGAATATAAAGACGAATATATATTATCTTTATTATCAAAATTTACACAAACATATTACATTTCGGCGCTTTTTTATTCATTCTTTTCCACCATGAAAACATTCTTATCCAATGTAATAAACTCGGTAGGTTGGTAGTCATACATTGAATCAATCAACCAAGATTTACAAGTAGTATATATTTTTTGTGGCACAATACCAAACGTATAATAGATAAACTTTAGTACATACAATGTCCATAAAATATAAAAAGGCATATATTGTTTTTTTAAATGTTGTTTTAATATTTCATCCTTATTTTTCTCTTCATAGATAGAAAATTCTACATCAATAAAGTCATTCGCATATTTCACCTTATGACCACGAATGACATTGTGCGACGTGTCCATTTTATAGACGGTTTTACTGACATCCTTATTTGAAAGGTTTAAAAAACTGGTGAGTAATAATATGGTGCTGGATGAATTATTGGTAAAAATATCAATATCAATGTCACTGTATCCTGGAAAATAATCTTTTCGCAAAATACTTCCATAAAAATAAAGGGGTTTGTCAATGTAACTCTTCAATTGATCTAAAAATATCTCTTGTTGAAGGGTTAACTTTTGATATGGGTCCATTGACATATAGATATAAAAGAAAATTAATTCTTTTATATCCAAAAACTACATTTAAATGATTACCATATGCCATAGTTTTTATAATATTTTTTAACATTTTCAACAATTTCTTCATCAGTCGAACGCCTACCCGTAACCGAAAAAGGGAATTTTTCTTCAGCAAAGAAATAATGGTTAATATCATCACTCCGAGCCAACATTCCTTCAACCAATGATTGATAATGTATATTTTTGGGCAATGCTTTATGAAACTTTATAGGAAGAAGTAACGCATCCTTATGCATATAAATAGTAAAATCATTGCCAACAATTACAAAATTATATTGATCAATTTTACTGCCAGTGCCATTGTCAGCAATCTCAAAACTACGATATTTATATTTTTTATAGGTACTGCCAAAAAATAAGATATCACCTGGTTGAATATTTAATTTTGATTTATTTTCCAACACATATAATTGAATTTCTTTATAAGAACTCACATTAGATACATGGTCTGTTAAATTATGGAAATTCGCTGTAAGATGCGATGACTTTTTGGGTGACAACTGTTTGGGTGACGACATTTTGGGCGATAACATTTTGGGCGATGACATTTTGGGTGACGAGTGTTTGTTTTCATTTTTCATTGTTTTCATTTTTTTTGGGCATTTTCCATGTACATCTCGTTCCCCATATTTACATGGACGAAGTTTTTTCGTTTGTCCTGTTTTGGGACTACTAGGTGCTACTACTCCATTTTCAAAATCAACGCACTTTTTTACTGCACTTACCAGTTCAGCCTTTTTAAACTTACTAATTCCTTTTATCTCACATATTTTAGCAAGTTCCTTCAGGGTTGCTACACTGTTTTTTTCCAACTTAACATGCACATCCCGAATTGTTTTGTTGTGTTCTGAAAATTTAAAATATACTTTATCACCGTTACCGGTTGTATATACGTCGTTTTTCTGTATCGTTAGTCTCCTTGTGTTATCCATTTATAATATATTGATATATAAAAAACTTCCCTACATTTTTATTAAAAAACTTCCCTACATTTTTATTCGATAACACATAAACGTATCTATATAAACATTATGATTTTTCGGAGTAGGCAATGATAACATTTCATCGTTTTGATTTCATTTGACGCGCTTTGTATTCGTGCCAGTTATAATATTTTGGAAAAGTGTCGAATCTCACATGCAACCAGGACACTCCAAGGCCACTAGTAGATACCCAAAACAATTGATTTTCTAAACCCTTGCTGTCTCTCGACAACCATTCCTGATGCCACGTGTTTGCCATAATTTTATAATGAGACTCTTCAGCACCCCGCAAAAACGCAGCAAGATGCGTCATATATTGTGGAGATGCGTAAGAACCATCTACAATATAATATTCAATACCTTATGTCAAGGTTTAGTTATCTTCC